TTATATACAAGGTTTCTGAGAATAGTAGTCTCAATTCGTTCCATAGGAATAGTATTGTTTCGCGGCAGCATCAAGTTGCTGCATTACTTCTGGAGTGAAATACTGCTCGGGGTCTTTGAGTATAGCCTTAGCATAGACTTTTTTGCCGTCGATTTCGTATCGACCTGCGACATTTTTCCAGAGACCGCCCAATTCACCGAGCTCAAGAAGACCATAATATCGATCAAGACCACGCTCATCGTAATAAAGACGCACCGTAACATCTTGGTTCTCCTTGCTTAAACGCGACTTAGCAGTCTTTGCCTTGATAAGGTTTCCGACGATTTCAGTTCCGTCTTTCTCCTTCTTCTTGCTGAGATGGATGATAGTAGAAGCAGCATACTTAAGACCGCTACCGCCTCCCATCTCCTTTGTAGGAACATAAGCGCCAATGACATCGTAGGTGTGGTTAGTAACAATCATGGGAATGTTTGCTTGCCCCAACTTGAGTGTGAGCATACGGAACGCACCTTTGATGAGTTGAGATTTGGTCATGTCCCGAACTTGCTTGTCGTTGAGTGCGTCAGTAATCTCTTTCTCAGTGGAAAGCATCCCTAGAGAGTCTAGCACAAACATACAGGGTTTGCGCTCGTCTTCAGGTTTTTTTAAGTATATGTCTACTGCCTTGAGTGCCTTGCTACGAAACTCTTCGACAGTCACAACATTAACTACAACTAACCGAGTGAGGTCAATACCCCTAGATTCAAGTAGGGACTTGTTGACGGCAGCCTCAGTATCAAAGTAGAGACAATAACCATCGGGGTTAGTATCAAGAAAATTCTTAACCACAGCGAGAGAAAAGAAAGTCTTTCCAGTAGAAGACTCTCCAGCAATAGCAGTAATCTTATTCCCAGATACACCACCAAATATGCTACCTGAAACCAGTGCATTAAAAATGTACGAACCTGTGTCCACATAAGTTTCAGTCTCGTCAATATCTGCTGCTAGTTTGGTGTAGTCATCACCAATTTCTTTTACAATATCTTTAAGAAAGTCCATAATCTTTTTTCCTATAGTTCATTTTCCAACACCAAATTTTATTGTATAGTGGTGTTGCATCTTCTCCGTATCTTTTTAATGATTTAAGAATTAAATCAATCTCATCTTCACTTAAATTTTTAAGCGACCATACCATACTGCTCCCTCAAAATTTTCTTGTAGGGAAGATCTTGCTCTCGCAATTCCTTCACCAGTTTGAGTTTTTGATACAGAGCAGTATCACCACCGAGAGACATTGCTTTCACGATAGTAGCAAGCTCATTGTCATTAATAGGAAGATCCATTAAAAGAAAAACGATTCTAGGTTTACAGTTTTTTCGACGCTCCACCCAATAGCATCAAGAATAGATTTGAGTGGTTCAACAAAACTCTTTTCAAATTGTAGATCATAGTCCACATACTTGTCAAGGTTTAGTTCTCTAGGAAAATCTTGAATGAATGAGATCACATTTTCCTGGATAATATTTGGTTTTTTGAGATAGAGAAACTTAATTTTTTCACCATTACCGATGAGTGAATATTTATTTGTAAGTTTTTTCTCTTTCACATAGTGATTAAACAGAAGTGCTCCACGACAGTGAATTGGAGTTCCCTTCACATAGATGTCTGATGAAGATTGGTATTTACGCACGTCGGAAGCAGTTCTAGGGAAAGCAATTTGCTCTGGTGGTAAAGCCTTGAATTCAGATCGGCACTTATCGATGAAGTCAATCACATCATCTTCTGTGCCACTCATCATCAGTTTAAGACCATCCTTAATCATCTGGCGACAAGGAGCAGGAGTGGAGGATTTAACTGCCTCAATACCCATCATCTTTAGTTTGGGTTCGTTGTATTGAACACCCTCACTATTCCATACGTTGAGAATGTATCGCTTCTTCGCAGTCCAGATACCACGTTCGGCAATATTCTCACGCTTCATGAACATCATTTGGTCATATGCCGAAACGTAGTTCGCAAGTTCCTGATAACTGGACTCGATGAATGGTTCCAACTTGTCTTGACAGATCTTATCAAGTATTCCAACAATCTTTGTTTTATCACCAGACTGATTACTAAAAAATTTAGTAACAAGAGGTCCCATATTAAGATAGATTGAATCAGTGTCAGATGCGATGACATAATCTTCCGCCTCTGTTTTTAACAGATTATTTAGATATTGGTTCATCTTGTTCTCAATCCAGCGGATAGAGACTTGCCCAGATAGAGTAATCGCTTCTGCGTTTGCGAGTTTGTAATATCTAAAATACTGATTACCGATAGCGCCATAAGCAGAGTTAAGCTGAATCTTACGAGCCATCTGGATATTGTTACACCGTGCGATTTCTTTCTCAAGATCTTTTGTAGGTGTCTTTTCATACTCCTGTTTGGCAGCAAGCATTTTCTTCTTATAGACGGTTCGATCCTTATAGATCTTTTCCATCAGTTCTGGAAGGAATCCACGAACATCCTTTCGGAACATGGCACCGTTGGCACATACCGCATAGTCTTTGTACAACTCAAAAGTAAGTTCCTGATTTAGGATTTTCTCAACAGTTGCGCTGGGATGTCTTTCCTCACAGAGGGTCTCTGGCGAGATGTTGTACTGCATAATAAGGTGAGGGTACAGACTATTAAGGTCAAAAGACACAACCCAATCATACTTTCCAGGAATCGGTTCCTTGACGTATGCTCCTGCATATTTCGAGTCCTTATCAGAACGTTCTTTGGGAGGAATGACAATATTCCTATCCTTTAGATAATTATAAATGATCGTATCCCACATACGGACTTGTGAGAATACGTCAGCATAGTTCGCCTTAGCGTCATATGCCATAGTAACGGCAAGTTCGATAAGTTTCATCTTGTCTTCCATACGGTCAACAAGTTCCACGTCAATGATGTTGTACTCTACAAACTTCTGCCAACCGTGAGTATAGAAGTCTTTAAAGGTATCAAACTCACTGTGGTCCAGTTTCTTCTGACCAAGTTCTACACTGGCAATGTAGTCTAGACGATACGATTCCTGCGCTTTATAAGTGAACTTTTTATAAAGCTGAAGATAATCAAGTTGAGTGATACCGCCAACATCATAGGAAATGTGCTTACGACCAGCAATGTAAGTTTCTCGTTCTGTAACCAGTCCCCAGGGAGACATACGCTTCATGAGTTTCTCACCCAGAACCCTATCCAAACGACGGACAAGATAAGGGATATCGTACAACTCAATGTTCCAACCAGTAACAACCTCAGGAGTATTCTGCTCCATCATCCACCAGTTGATGAAGTCAGTCAGCAAGTCATACTCATTAGAGAATGAGCGATACTTGACGTTCTGCTGCTTGTTATTAAATGGTCCTTGACCCCAGGTGCGGATCTGTTTTGTGGCATAGTCCTGAATAGTAATAAGCAGAACTTCCTCAGCAGCAGACTCTACATCAGGGAAACCATTCTCAGACTTCACCTCAATGTCCAAAGTGGTCAGTTTGATCTTACCAGTATCAAACTTGATCTCTTCTTCTGGATACTTATCAGAGATGTACTGGGCAATGTACCCAGTATTCCCATAGATCTTAAAGTTCTCTACGTTCTCATACTTCTTGATGAACTCACGACAGTCACGAACCGAACCAGGTTGTACTGCCTCAACATATTCTCCATTAAGAGTTTGGTATTTGGTTTTCTTATTGGAAGGCACAAAAAGGGTCGGGTTAAACCTCTCCCGAGTCATGAAATGTTCTCCATTTTCATAACCTCGGACCAAGAAGTGGTCCCCGACCATTTGAACGTTGGTATAAAATCTCATTCTCCAGTTAGTTCCAGATACTTAGCAATAACTTCTTCTGTTGGGTCTGCGATGGTCAGAATATCTTCTGCCCGAATCATTAGTTCTCTTTGGTTGGTTGCCTTTGGCCAAGGAATCATATCATCAATGGACCTAAAAAGATAGGGGTCAATCAACTTACAGTTAGGATCACCCAACTGAGCATCAACCTCAACAACTTCACTGATAAGGACGTTATCAACATCCATTAGCAAGCACTTAATCGACTTGTCCATTGACTTTCTCCTGATACATTTCAACAATAGAATTTAGTGGTTCAACAATGGTGACAATCCATTCTGGAGAAACAAGAATGTCTTCATCGTCGGTCAACAAAATCCATGGGGATAGAGTGATCTCTACGTTCCTATCATCAACACCATTCTCATCTTCAGTGAGAAGAATAGTCCTGTTAGTTTGGACTTTATGTGGTTTATTAAAGACGTAACCACGAACGCTTTCTTCAGATACAAGTTCCTTTATATCAGAAATAACTTGTTCACCAGACTTCAATAATGATAACTTGATCGACATTTTTAGTTAGTTCCCTCCAGTCATTCTACCAATAAAAAGGGGAGGCGTCAACTGGTTTGTGCCAGTTGCCTCCCTGTCTGCGCCGACGATATTCGTTATTATTTAGAGATAATCCTTACGGGCATGATGCTCGGGGACTATTTTTCCGAGGACGATTCTGAGGAGTCCGTCTTCGAAGGTGACTTCCCGTACTTCGGTGTCGTCGGATAAAGTCCACGCTCGTTGAAAACTTCTTTGAGCCAGTCCCTTGTGGACAAACGTCTTCTCGGATTCGGTGTCCTCCCGTTGCCCTTCGACAAAAAGTTTTCCATACTCCGTGAAAACATTGACCTCTCCTTTTTTAAAACCTGCTAATGCAATCTCTAAATGTGATTCTACATTATTTACCT